GCGGCCTGCCCGTCCTCGTACTTTATTTCGGAAATGCCCGCGATTTCGCCCTGCGGGCCCGTTACCGTGATTGATTCCCAGTCATACAGGATGCCGTTCGCGGACATCAGTTCTCCTCCTTGCGCGGGTCAAACTTGCTCCCGGCGTAAATATAGCGGTTATAAAGCTTTATTTCGCGGATAATCGGAATGCCGATGAGCGAAAGCTCAACCGAAACGCCGTTGTTCACGATATCCTGCCCGGGCGGAATATCGACAACGTAGGCGGCAAGCTCCTTGTCGCCGACCATGACGTCCAGCGCGTTTTCGAGATTGGCCTTGAGGTAGGCAAGGCCATTGTCGTTGTTCGGCCGCAAGGGGTCGCCGGCCTCGTCATACATGGACTTGAGGGCCGCGATGCGCGTGAGGCGCACGGCCTTGAAAACAGTTCGCAGGACTTCCTCATAGCGATAGTCGCTGGTGTCGTCCGCCAGTGTGCGCGAATCCGCCCAGTAAGTTCCTTCAAGGCCCCCATACTTCTTGGCCGTGAGAAAACCGGCGTCTTCCAGGGCGGCTTGCGCGGCTTCCCAGCCAAAGGGCAGGCTCAATTGCGAGACCGGGCCGTCCTTGACGCGGCCCGTGGCCCGCTGGACGGGAATTGAAATTACGCGCCCGGCCTGCAATCCGGCCGCGTTGCGCAGGCGCGAATAGCCTTCCGAATTGACCACTTCCCCAAACTGGGCGCAGACGGTCACGAAACGGCAGGAAACGCCCTGGCGCTCGGCCAGAAGCCAGGCCGCGTAATCGCTCAAATCCTCGCCGCTCCTGGGCAGGCGCGTCTCCAGCTTGAAATATGTCGGCCGATGCAGATTCCAGAGTTCCTCGGCCTTGGCCTGGCAGGCCATCCAGTCCACGGAATCCGATTCCCCGACAACATGGACAAATTCAACGTCATGGATATTGAGAGGCGAATCAAGGGCGTCCAGGACATCGACAATGGAAGGGGCCGGGGCCAGCAGGCGGCATTCGTATGTCGTACCGGTCGCGTATGCCCCTTCCGGAAAATCCAGCTTCACGCCCAGGTCATAAAGCGGATATTCGCCGTTTACCGGAATTGTCCTGGCCTTCTGGTAATTGTCGCCGCCGTCAATGGAAAGCTGGAAGCTGCCCTCGTTGCGGCCGCCGCCTTTGGTTATCCGGATTACAAGCTCCGCCGCCGCCAGGACTCCGTCCGAAGTTTCCGCGACTTCAACCAGCGGGCTTTGGCCATCGCCGGTTTTTTCGACCGGCCCCACGGAAACACGGGTTGAAAACGAATATACGTCCCCGGCCACAAGGATGTCGCCCTCGTTGAAGAGCAGGGTCGCGCCCGTGTCGCCAATGACGTTTTGGGGCAGCGCGTTCGCGGCTTCGCCCCATTCCTTGTCTCCAAGTTTTATTTCGATTTCGGCGGCATCCGCTTCCGAATCGTCGGCGGCTACCGGCCCGGCAGTCCTGACCCGGATTTTCACATCCGCGTTTTTGGCCGGATAGCCCGAAAGCCGCGCCTGCGGGCCGGTTCCGTCCAGCTGCAAGTCCGTGAGATAGCCGCCGGGCTGTCCCTGAACCGGAACGGCCACGAGATACGGCTCCTGGCCGCCAGTGTCGAGCATTTCCCGGACGCGCTCGACAAGCGGCCCCTGGCCAAGCAGGGATTCAAGGTCGCTTCTCTTGCCGATGAGATACGCCTTGCCCACACGGCCCTTCGAGCATACGCCGGCCACAAGCGCCTTGCCGTCAACGCCGCCAGGCGCGATGCCGCTTGTGCCGTCAATGAGATGTTGGATTACGTCGCCCATTTTTTACTCCTTATAAAGTCCGATTGGCGTAAGTTTCGATGCCAGGCAAGGAGGGCAGGCTTTTGACGAAGGAAGCGTATCAAGACATACGTGACCGCAAGACATACGTGACCGAGGCAAAAGCGCTGCCCGACGCCGCATGGCGCGAAAATCACGCCAATCGGCCCCCGCCAAGACGGCGGCTGCGCAGCTTGTCCAAAGCCATGCGGTATTCGGCATCAGTCACCATTTTGCCATCGTCCCAGCCCATCATTCGCATCAAAGCGGCCTGTTGCCATCCGGGGACGCGGTGTCGGTCCGATAAAATTGCAATACTTTCCAGTAACGGGGCTTGCGGCCTTTCGGCCTCTGGCCCTGGCTCGTTTTCCCGCGCTTTGTCTTCATCGCCGGTTTCTGGAGACTCGATCCGCCCTTCATCCTTGCCTTCCTCCGTATTGGCATTTTGTTCCGACTGCGGAACAATGTTTTCAGCCGTGTTTTCGGACGCTATGGTTTCAACCTCCGGCTGATCCATGTTTTCGGTATTTTCTTTTTTTGCCTGTCTTGCCATGATCAAGCTCCTGTTTTGGGTAATATATTGAAATCCGGAATAAGGCTCTGCTTCTCGTCTTTGGTGACCCGGAAAGAGAACTTCAGCTCAAAAAGCTTGTCCGCCTTTTTGAAGACCTCAATCACCGTTTCGTCCACGCGCTTGTCCGGCGGCCGGGAAAAGGTCGCCTTTTCCACCCGTATTCCCACCCAGTTGCCGCGCTTGTCATTCAGCCCTTTTGGCAGGGCGGCCACGAAGGCATGGCTGAAATCGGAAAGCCAGTCCTCATCTTCGGAAAGCACGTTCGCGTAAACCGTGAGGTCGGCCTCATAAAGTTCCCGTTTTCTGACCTGCTCGGTTTTTGTTCTTTTCCAGTCCAGGGTGCGGCCTGTCCGCCGATAGACTTCCGGCAAGAAGGCAAGCTCGATGCGCGGGCGCTTGATGGTCAGGTTGTCCTTTTTGACCTGCGCCATAACGCGCCCTTGCGGAAGTCCGGCTTCCAGCGCGGCTTTTTCCACGACTTCAAATACAAGCTTATGCATGGCTTACCCCTTGAAAGCCCCTTTGATGAACTCGGCCATCGTTTCCCGCACTTCATCCATATCAGCCTTTGAAACGCCAAGATAAGGACGAGCCGGCATATTCACTTCGCTCACGAATATGTCCTGGCCGTTCTTGCCCTTGAATTTTAGCGCTTTGCCCTTTTTGGGCTTGATTGTGCCGCCAAGCTGGTGGATGCGGGCGTAAAGCAAATTGCTGCCGACCATGACCTGCGCCGGGGTCGCCTTGAAATCTATCGATTTCCGCAAATGGGCCGTGTCGCTCAAGGTCTGGCCGCCTTCCGCAATGGCGCGGCCTGATTTTTCCCACTTTTCACCCTTGGGGCTTTCCTCATTGTTGAAGCGCCGGATTGTGCCCGAAACCAGAGCCTCGCCAACGCTGGCCATAAGCAGCCTGGAATTGGCCATCTTTTTGGCCGCTTTGGCCACGGCCTTGTCAAAGCCATTCCATTTCAGGGACACGCCGTTTTGAGCCATTCTATAAGCCTCTCAAGTCAAAAAACGGTTCTTTTGTCACAACGACAAAAGACGGATCCTCGCGGTCGGGGTGGGATTCTTCCAATGGCAGCTTGAGACGCCCCTTTGCGATGTCCTCAAGCAGGTCGGTGACGTATTTCCATTGTTTCTGGAGCGGCAGCCACTCGTTTTCGGAATCGGCTTCCGTGTCGACAAGGCTGGTTATGGCTTTGACAACGCGGTAGGCGGCAATCACGGAGGCGATGTAGCGGACAAGCTCCGGAACGCAGGGCCAGGGCTGCGGATAACGATAGGCCAGCATATCGCCAATCTCGCCGGAAACGGCGTCAATCGTGCGAGCGGTTAAATCGTTGTTCAATCCCTCGCAAGCCTGAATATATTTATCCAGAAGCAGGTCTTTTACATGCTCCTCGTTGCAAAGCCTCATTTGATTCCCCTGATGCCTTTTTACGGCGTTTTAGACTAGTATTAGACTAGTCCAAAAAGTTTTTGGCTATGTTGCGCCATATTTCGGCCAAAACGCCTTACAGGGCCTCTGAAGGGCCTCTACGGCGATTTGCCGCGTTTATTCAACGGCAATACATTTACAAACCGACCTTGACGGCCTCGCCGGCATAGGCTTCGTCTGGCCAATGAGCGTGATGCCGGAATCGTCATCGCGCTGGATGGGCACGATATGCAGCGGCACTGCCGAATTGTTGGCCGAAATGGAATCGATGGCGCAATACCAGATTGTGCCCGGAACATCGGTTGCGATAGCCATCAATGTTTTGGGATCGAGCTTGGGAACCCATTCGCCCGAAATTGGCGAGGGATAGGTCTCGTCCATGAAGCTGATTGTGCTTGCGCCGACCGAGACTTCGCCATTGCCCAGGCGGATGGAAAGCGGCGCGTTCTGCGCGGTAGATTTCCAGTTTTCGGCCATGTCGATAAAGACGGCCGCAACGTCCGAACCGCAAATGAACTCGACCTTGCCGCCAAGCCCGGCCATGCTGATTTGCTTTTTCATGGCTTCCAGCAGGCGATAAACTTCCGAAAGCTTCGTTGTGCCCGTGAGCTTGGTGGCCAGTTCGTATGAAAGCGGCTCGCCATAATCCAACCCGTATTCGCCGGGACGTCCGCCGGGAAGCTGCACAGGCCAGGAAAGCTTGCCGCTGGCAAGCACTGTGGCGCACATTCCCTCGGTGGTGTTGTGGACCGTCTGGCGGATTTGCTCAATCTTGCGCTGCCTCCATGCGGAAAGCGCGGCCTGGTTGCCCATTATGACGCGCAAATCATTCAGTTCGCTGGCAGTCACCGGAATCTGCACCTTGATGGGCAAGGGCGCGAAGAACTGCGTTTCGATGGATTCCTCAATCAGCGGCAAGGGAGCGCCGTCCCTGCGCACGACAGGAACTGTCTGGATTACGGCCTTGAGGTCGGTAATGCCGATCATCGGCGATGGATGCGCGGGCCTGTTTTTGAAATAGCGCGTCATGATCGTGGATTCGATCGGCGGCAGGGTCTTGAGGCTCTGCGCTATCTCCTGCGGCGCGAACAAGTTTTTCAGTTTGGCTAACATTGTTGCTTTTTCCTTTTTTTCGGGG